ACTTCGATAATTCGTAATTGAGTAGTTCCAACTACAAGCGTAGAACCTCCATCAATCAAACGAACAGATTGCCCATTTGAAAGGCGGTATTGTCCATCTGTACCCTTGTCACCAAACATCATAGCAACGTCCGCACTGTTCAAAACAACGTGTGACGGCTTGTATTTGCCTAGCTTCATTGATACTGCAACCGCTGAAATAGCGTCCAATTTAGTAGGGTCTACTACTTCGTATCCAGCTGGGTTAACGTATGCTGTTCCATAAGACAAAATACCAGCTGTAGAATCGAATGACTTCTCTTCCAATACCTCTGTAAGCAATGTACGGAAGTGATCCATAATGGTAGTCATTAGGAAGTCTGCGCGATTCAAGAACTCCTCTGCAATCTGGAAGTAGATAGCGATTTTTGTAGACTCTTTTGATTTACGAGCGTACTTCACTGTTCCGATAGGCTTTTGGTTCGCTTCGTTCACTGTCAAAGGCGTTCCGTTAGCATCTTCTGGCTCAATCCATTTCAAAGCATCACCGATACGAAGTGGCGTAGCGTTACGCATTTCGTTCAACAAAGTCAAGTCACGTCGAAGGTCAGGAGCGAATCCTGTTTCGATTGCAGATTCAGACAACAACAAAGCGTCGATATTAGCCTCGTCTGCGTTGTAAGTACCCCCGCTAATTACTTGGATGTTGAATAGGTTGTCCGCTTTTAGCGTTAAGTCTACTCGCTTTTGTGCCTCTGGTAGTTCTTTGTTACGCTCAATCTCTTTGTTGATAGCGTCTTTCAAAGAAGCCTTTACAGCACCTCGTTTCTCTGTCAATTTAGCAACTGCCTTTTGAGCTGCGTCCAAGTCTGCGTTCAGTTTTTCGAACTCCTCTTTTGATACAAAGCCTTTCAACTCCGCTTTTACTGCGTCCATTGTAGCCTTGTCTGCAAGTTGAGATTCCAAAGAACCTAAATAATCATTTTGCAAAGCGGCTTGCTCTTCTACCGACTTTGCTTTGAAATCTTCTTTTGAGATTCCTTTGCTTTCTAAAAATTTCTCAAACATTTTTGTTTAAATTTTGATGAATAAATTATGGTTTGCTTTATGAGTGTCGGTAGACGGCTCACTTTTATTTGATTGCGAGTGATTGCTCGGCTCGTAATTTTTTACTGATAATGTTGGTGTAATTGGATTAGAACCAAATACAACGGGGCTACCTTCGCGTTTAACTGCCTCGGATACTACCCAAAAATACCCGTGTTCGTCGGCTAGTTCAGGGTTAACCGCTTGCGCCTTGTACTTCTCAAAGAATGACATATTTTTCTCGCTTTCCTCATCGTAGTACGCTAGCTCTAACTTACCCATGACGTACAGCATACCAACGCTGTGGTTCATTACCTTTCCCTGTGCGTATTGGTCGAACATAAAAGGGTTGTCGTTACGCTTTATTGTGAACGTTGATAGGTTACCTGTGAACTCCATATCACTAAATCCAAAATCTTTAAAGTTGAATTTCTCATTTGTGTTTAATCCCTTTCGGCTTATAACGTGCGTGAAGTCGTTCTTGTGCTCCTGTAACACGTAAGTAGTTTTATTATCCTTTACCGATTTGTTCCACGCTTTAGACGTGTGTAGGTCGAGGTGCGAATCAATAATATTAGTAGAGTTAATTAACGCTTTAACCTCGATAATATCCCCTTTTATTTCTTCTATTTCGGGCGTAAAATTAGCCTCTAGGTTGGATATATCAATAGCCTTATTAGCGTTGTTTTTGTACTCTATTAACTTCGCTTTTTGAATGTCTGCAAGGTTCTGTTTAATGAACCTAGTCAAGTCCATCTTATCGGTAAACTTCTTATCTGCAAACTGCTTGATTGAATAACTCATGCCTCTATTTTTTTGATAAATTCAGCCTTTGAACGTGCTGAAATGTCTGGAAACTTCTTGCGTAGTTCACTCAACGAAAGGTCTTCATAATTAGTAGTTTGCTTATTAACCACTTTGCCTAGTCTTCGCATCTTTTCCGCTTCTAATGCTGCTAAAAATTTATTCATAATCCTAACTTTTTCTTGTACTCTTCTTCTGTTACCATTCCACGGTTTAACAAATCGTCATATACCTCCTTGTTAATTTTTAAAGCCTCTGCTTTTGTCTTGTCCTTTGTAGCCTTCTCAGCTTCATCCTCTTGCATAATTGGAAGGTGTGAGAAGTCTGCCACTAGCTTCCCTTCACTACTCGGGAACTCTTCATCCAAGGAATTAGCTACCGAATCCGCTTCAAATTGTGCCGTATTCTGAATGTAATTTTTGTATGCTATCTTTTGGTTCTCAAACGTTGCCCCCTTCATCATTGCCGTTAGTAGCTCTTTCGGCAGTCCATACGCCCCGAATAGTACTAATGCGCTTTGGATTAACGTATCGCTGAACTTCAACTTAGAAGCGTCAACCATTGTATCAATGTACTTTACTGGAGAGTTCAATATGCGTATATTTCGCTGTCCATCTAGTGTTCCATAGTCCTCTTGCAGTTGCTTCTCAACTTTTTCCTTTTCCTCATCACGCATAGTAACAGCAACCCCCGACGCGTCTTTGGTGTCAGGGACTAACATACCAATTCCCCCGGGGTTTGACTGTAACGTATTTTGGCTTTCGAGCGCGTTTTGAATTATCGAAACAACGTGCTGCATAGATTCCAACTTACTTTGTGAGTAGTACGGATTCGTGAATACAGTAGTATCGAAAAAGGTAATAAGGTTGTTTAATTCTAGGGGCTTGTAATCTACGTTATTCACTCCACGATAGTACACGTCCAAGTCGTTATCATCCTCAAATTTCAAAGCGTCTAGAATGTAGTCGAAGCGATAATCTATTAACTTCTGATCGCCAAAAAATATTTGATTTGTTGGTATGTTTAAGAAGTCTATTTCTGTTACATTCGTTGATGGTCGTAACTTATTAAGGTACAAATAACCTGTACCCCAAATGCCTTTATATGTAAATAGTTGGTATAGGAACTCGTTACGTGATAGGAATTTATTAGGCTTGTTCAGCTTATTAGTCAATTCATTATCCACTAATTCGCCTTCTTTTGTCTCTATCTTAAACCTACAAGATGCGATTGCTTTGGCACGCTCTGAAATAGCCGTGTATACAAATGGGTTCGTCTTATACCACTCTAAAAAGTCCTTTGATAATACCTTACCGTCTTTCCCTATATTAATAGAAAATCCTGTCAGTGTGTCGTTAGGTTGCTCTACTTGTGGTAAAAGTCCGTTAAAAAAGTTTGAAAATAAGCCCATTTATAAACGAATTTACACAAATGTACAACTTATTTCTTATAAAAAACACAAATTAGTTAAATTTTTAACTTAAAGTTATTTACGGCATGACGTTTGCCTATGTTCGCGTACTTCACACCGTCGAGTAAGTGGTCGTTTCCTTTCATTGGTACTTCATCTTCTAGCATCTCCCCTGTTTTATTTTCCGCGTACTTCCATCCTAGATACTCGCTCCATAGGTTCTCACCGCAAAAATGCAGGTCAAATGTGCGCAGGTCTTTAATTGCTGACACGTTAGCATCATGCGACTTGGATACGACTATGACATAGTACCCAGCCTCGCGTAGTTTGTTTATTTGATGCCTTCCAGCTTGGTCAGGTATTATCGGTATATTCTTTGAGATATTAAGCCTTTCGAGTGCGTCCAATAGTCCTTCTTCCTTGTCAGGCTTGTACAGCAATTCAAGCGAGTACCACTTTTTATCATCTTCGTTTATTTTATTAAGCGTTAACGCGTTTGGGGCAGTGTCTCCAAAGTCAAGCCCGTATAGTAGGTTTCCTTCCGCTTCGATAAATTCGTCTAGTGTTATCTTTTTCGCTCCTGTCAATACTGAGCGTTCACTACCCGACGTAATTAACCCCAAATAAGTGCGGCAATAATAATCGAAATCGTTGTATTTTCTTCGCTCGTATTTCGCTATTGCATCCTTTGACAAGTTGCGCCTATTAATACCATAGTTCCCCTCTATGGAAACGTGCTTATATCCTTTTGGTACAGCTCTTAAATATACGTTATCTAGTGGAACGCCTCCTTTACGATTGCTTTCAACTAACTCCTTTATACCTTCCTCCCTGCTTAACTTCTCAATCATTTCGATTAGTTCAACCTCGGTTACTGGTATTAGATCGTAGTCCTTCCAAATCCAATGCTCTTTCGGTGGTGGGTTAAATGAGCGTATAATTTTTATTTT